TTGGGCATTTGTAGATAGCTTCGCGCCGAGAGCTTTCCCCCATATGTGTGATGTAAGGCTTATTGCTGGTAAAGACGTAGTTGACGTAGTTCCGTAGCGTGTATTGCGCCCCGTACTTATTGTTGATCGTGATTTCTTTGCCGGTGATCAGATTCTTTAGCTTTGCGCTGTGATCGTCGCGGTCCGATGAGGGCTCATTCACCACAACGAAGACCTTGCCTTTCATCAAGCCGTTGAAGTTGCCGAATAGATCATCGGGGCCTAGCGTTGCCGCCGGCGCCCCGTCCCCATACCCTAGCATCTCAGCGACGAACTCCGGTACTGCGGACTTGCCCATACCTTCCATGTCGTGAATGAACTGCGGCGTAGTGTTATTTCGCCGCCACGGCTGTTGGATGACATTGGCCACCCAGTCGTGCCAGTATTCCTCAAAGTGAGGCTCGGCCTGAAAAAAGTACTTACAAAATTCCAAATATGGGCTTGGATCACCGGATGCGGGCTCATACGCCCAAGGCTTAAAAAGGTTATAACATTTATCAGGGGTGATTGGCATCCCTTGGTGCTCGGGATACATTCCTATGTGCTCTAATTTGCAGCACTTAGGCCATTTTTTGTATTCATCAATCAGCGCAATCTCACGACTACTGGTTTGCCCGTTCGGTTTTTGCGTGATTTGAATGAAGTAATGCTGCGCCGAATCAATCTTTGCCTTTGACCAGGGCAAAATGAGGCCATCCCGCAAGCGGATTACGTCCCCATTGTACAAGGCGTAGAGCGTTTTGAACTCATAAAGCTTGGTTTCCAACGTATCGATGCCGTTCATCACCGTGGACGTGGTGGAGAGTACCTGCCCCAAGTCCCCACCACCCTGCAAATGGTCATCTATGGCATACTTGGAGCCTTTGCCTGGCCCAAACTTCCCGACTCGGCAGAGGTAGACCTCAGCGCCAAGGCCTCTAAGGGTGACCGCGAGCCTGGTTTCCGCCATCCCCACCTGCTCATTAGGCTCCCCATCATCCCCCGCCCCATCATAGTCAAAGACGATGTAAACCTTGCGGTGCTTCTCCTGGAAACTGGTCTTACGTTTCCAATAAATCTGCATCAGGTCCTTGTGGAGATGCAACCCCGTACGGTCCGTCCAACTCGTGACCCCCGCCAAGCCTAAGGCCGCGTAAGGCAGCTGGTCAGCGGCAATCTTCCTGGTCAATGCCCAGGTCTTGAACTCCCCCTCCGTAATGATGAGCGGCACATCAACGTCCTGGCAAACCTGCTTCCACCCCACCGTCGGGGGGAAGTAAATGTGGGATCCCGATGCCCGTGCCTGCGAGTACTTCATCTTGCTCTTAGGCATAAGAAGCCTTACACGAGTAAAGCCGGTTTCCTGCCCTTGGATGTCGAAGTAAGGAAGTTTGATGCTCCACTCACGAGTATGACCTAGCAACGCGTAGGTCTCATCGGGGTCGAGAAGCTCCAAGCCAAGCTGCGTTTCATCCGCCGGAGTGAAGCCCCGCGCAGCTAGAAAGTCTTGGTATAATGTTGCCGGTTGTGTCGTCTGCGCTGCAAAGCCGGTTGACATGCCAATGGTCTCCTTACATGGTTAATCGCAGTTGCCATGATTTCAAAGGCTTGGAGTTGCTCAAACAGCTCCAAGCCTTCTTTCTTTCAACGGTCAAGGTGTGTTGCGGCCCGATCTGGGCCGTCAGGCATTGTACATCCACAGCTCATGGGGCCAGGACAAAAAGTTGTGGTGCTCAAGTCTTGAGAAACGAAAGTGTACAGTTTCGTGAAGTTGTAACCTGATTCTTAAAACGCAAGTACAGAATTGTAAAATTTTCGCAAACCTGTGTACAACTCACGAGAATGCGGCGTATAATGCTTTCACAGCAACACACTTCAGATTGCTGTAACAACCAACCTGATCTTTGAAAGGAACGCAAAATGGCTCACATGATCGCATCCACCTCCACCGGCAAAGCAGCTATGGCTTACGTTGGCGATACACCTTGGCACGGCCTGGGGCAGCGCCTCACGCAGGATAGCCCCATTGAAACCTGGGCCGAGGAATCTGGCTTGGACTTCCAGCTGGCCACCGCCACCGTCAACTTTGACATCCCGCCGTCTGTATGGAATGGCATGCGTGCCGAGCGGCTCGCCTATCACGGCAAGAAGGTGATGTATCGCGCCGATACCAAGGTCCCCCTCGGCTTGGTGTCCAACAGCTACAAGATCGTTCAGCCGATTGAGGTGCTGGAATTCTTCCGCGACATGGTCGGCACGATAGCCCACTTGGAAACAGCCGGCGTCCTTCGCAACGGCGCTCATTATTGGGCACTGGCCCGCATGGATGGCGAGTTCGCCGTTGCCGGCGACAAGGTCAACCCATATCTCCTATTGGCCAGTAGCTGCGATGGCTCTCTGGCCACTCAGGCACGGCTCACCCCCGTCCGCGTTGTGTGCAACAACACCATGCAGATTGCGATTGGCGCAGGCATGCAAAGCGTGGTGCAAGTTCGCCATAACAGCATCTTTGATCCGGCGTCGGTCAAAGCGCGGCTCGGCGAGTTCAACGACGCATTCAAAACTTTCGAGCAAACCGCCAAGGTCCTGGCCGGTATCAAACTCAGCTCGGCGCAGGCACAGAACGTCTTCACCAAGATTCTTGGCGGCGACGAGAAAAAGCCGAGCCGCGCTGCAGCACGGGCACTGGCCCTCTTTGAAGGCGCCGGCATCGGCGCGGAGCTGGAATCGGCCAAAGGTACGGCATGGGGCGCACTCAATGCCGTCACTCAGCTCCTGGATTGGGAAACCGCTCGCACCAGCGATGCTCGGCTGGCCAATGCCTGGTTTGGCGGCGGTGTGAATGTCAAGGCCAAAGTTGCCGAGGAGCTCCTGACGCTGGCTTGATGTATAATTCACGGGAGGCCTAGGACTGGCCTCCCATTCTTTGACTTTTGAAAGGTAGATTACCATGCCACAGACCGTTACCATCCCCAGGCCTCGTCTTGAGGCCCTCCTCAAGGCAATCGAAGACTTCGAACATGCCATGGCGTTGCAAAACATCAAAACGTCCAAAGACGTGAAGGAGTTTGATGCGTACCTTGCCATGCGCAAGCCTTTGCTTGAGCAAATGTTCACGCTTAAGTATGCTATCGAGTTTGGACTGGCCCCCGACGTAGCCAAAGTGGAGGCCTGAGATCATGGACATCATCACGCACAGTATGACCGTTGACGGCGTTGAGCTGGATTGCGAGCTGGAGTTTGTGCCTGGCCAAACCGCAACGGAGACCGACCCCGCCTTTCGTGCCGAGGCTTACCTCATCACAGCCAAGGTGAAAGGCGTTGACATTCGCGAGCTGTTGGACCCACGCGTTGTCATAGCCATTGAAGATGCGGCGGCACTTGCCACTCACGAGTAGTGTATAATTGCCACAGCGGCAGTCACTCACCCGGCTGCTGCAACTTGTCCCACTAGTCTTTGATCTTTGAAAGGTACAGCGCCATGAACATCTTCTACCTCCACCAGCTGCCATTGGTTGCTGCGCAATACCACTGCGACAAGCATGTCGGCAAAATGCTTATCGAATCCTGCCAGCTCTTGGCCACCGCGCATCATCACTTTGGCAATGGCCACAATGTGTCGTACCGTCCTACCCATGCCAATCACCCCTCGGCCATCTGGGTCCGCCAGTCCCGTCTCAACTATCAATGGCTTAGCGATTTGGCTAATGGCCTCGGTCGCCAGTTTTTCTGGCGCTACGGCCATGACCATAAGTCCCGCGGCGTGTGGTTTCGCGAGCTTATGCATGCCCCTCCTGCGATGAATGACTTGCCGTTGCGGTGGACGCCGCCGACGCTGGCAATGCCCGACGAGTACAAGTCCGACGACCACATCGAGTCCTACCGTAAGTACTACGCCAGCAAGGCCGCAACGATGCCGCTGGTGTACAACAAAGGCCGTAGCCCGCAGCCGCACTGGCTGCAAGACCTCCTTGTGGAGGCTACGGTATGACGCGGGATGACATCATTAAGACTGCACAAGTAATTTGGGGCGTGCAGCATTGGACGCCTACGCAGATTGATAGGCTTGAGCAATTTGCTGCGGCACAGCGTAAGTTTGACGCCGACATGGTTGACAGCAATGCCATGGCGTGTGAAAATCCCATTTGGCGTAGTTTGTTGCAGGCCAATGCCGATGCAATTCGCAATGGAAAGGTTGATGAAGATGACGAACTTTGAAAAAGTTGGTGAGTTTCGCAAGGCCATGTCCTTGCCTATGGGTGAAAGGCCGCGATTCCTCCTACCTGCCGAGTCCAGTTACTTTGCAAGGTTCATCCTTGAGGAGCTTAGCGAGTACCTGCGGGCAACGGAGGAGCGGCATTTAGTCGATGCCGCCGACGCTTTGGTGGACTTGGTCTACGTTGCAATGGGCTGTGCTCATGCCATGGGACTGCCCTTTGATCGACTGTTTGACATGGTCCACCAAGCCAACATGCGTAAGCAACCCGCCAATGAGTACATCCGATCTTTGCGAGGCCAACAGTATGACGTGGTTAAGCCCCTTGGCTGGGTTGGGCCTGAAGACGAAATGCGATCGCTGATTGAAGAATTGAAATGGCATGGCGTTGATGACATAAAATGAGCCGCACTATGAACATCAAAGACCTCATCGACAAGTACGTAGAGATCAAGGCTCGACGCGAGGCCTTGTCCGAAGACGTACGCAAGTGTACCGCCGACCTTGCCGGCCTTGAAAAAGACATCATGGATTTGATGTCACATGCCGGCATAACGCAAGCCGCTAGTGACAAGGCATCCCTGTCCATGAAGCTCGTGCGACACCCCGCCATTGATGATTGGCAAGCATTCTATGGCTACGTTGCCGAAACCAAACAATTCGAACTGCTGCATAAGCGGCTGTCCTCGACTGCATTCCGTGAGCGCTGGGAAGCAGGCGAGTCTATCCCCGGAACGTCCACGTCGGATGTTTGGGAACTCAGTGTTCGTCGCAAGTGACATGTTACAAGGAGCTTTAGCCATGTCAAAGAATCAAGTCGCCCTGTTTGAAGATGAATTGGCCAAGATGGCCGTGGACTCAGTGAAGGCGGAGCAGTCCGGCCTTGGTGCTACCTTCCTTTCCACCAAGAATGGCGCCCTGACCTATCGGGGTAACCCTATCACCGGCAATAAGTTGCAGTGCGTCATTCTGCAGGCGCCAATCGAGCGGCTGTATTACGACACCAGGTACGACCCTACCAAGTTGGTTGGTCCAAAGTGCTTTGCCATTGCTGCTATTGCAACCGGTATGGGCCCGTCTGATCGCGTTGAAGGCAAGCAGCACGACACCTGCGAAGGTTGCCCTAAGAACGAGTGGGGCTCTGCAGCGAATGGTGGCAAAGGCAAAGCTTGCCGTGAGACGCGGCGGCTGTTGGTAATCCCCGCCGATAGCATTGGGTCAATCGAGGCTGTTAAAGCCGCTGAGGTTGCCGCCCTTCGTCCCCCCGTTACCAGCCTGAAGAACTACAGCACCTACGTGCAAACGGTGGCAACGACGCTGAAGCGCCCGCCTTTGGCTGTGATCAGCGAGATTGCCGTGGTGCCTGACGCCAAGACGCAGTTCAAGGTTACCTTTAGCCTGATTAAAGCCATTGAGGACTCGGCGGTCATTAGTGCGTTGATGGAGCGTGCCAAGATTGAAACACAGCGCGCCATTGAAACCGCGGGTGAGGTTGATCAGGAGCAGGCGGCCGAGACCCCTGCAACAAGCAACAAGTATTAAGTTTCTGGGGGCTGTTAAGCCTGCATTCGAGGATGGTAATTTGCAGCATTTTCTGGCTTTCTGCTGCAACAAGCTAAAACCCAAATCGAGGCCCCCACCTACACTTGACATTTGAAAGGTAGCATGATTGATCCTAAAACCAAACGCATCACGATCCCTGTCAGCAAAGACATTGATTTAATTCGTGAGCGCATTGCCAATGACACTGGCATCAGAATGACGTACGTGCAGATATTCAACTTCCTAATCCACTTTTACGTCGAGCGGGCCAACGAGCCAAAAAGCAAATGGAGGAGCTTGACATGACCGACCGCGAGATCATGGAGCAGGCGCTGGAGGCGCTGATAAAAGCACATCCATATTCAAACTCAAACAAAGACTTGGATGGACACAGCGAAGCCATCGCCGCCCTGCGCGAGAGGCTGGCGCAGCCGGAGCATTGTCAATGCCCGGAGTGCCGCATAACACCTCACGCAAGTGACTGCGCCGTTCACAACGAGCCAGCATATCCAAAAGGTGCATGCAATTGCCAAGCACAGCCAGAGCAGGAGCCTGCCAACTACAAGGAGCTTTTGAATAAATCAGAAGCAAGGTTACATGAGGTTGCTGTTCACTGCGAGCGAGTTGAACGAAGGCTCAGAGAGGTAAACACAGCCGCCATGAAGCTAACTTCTGACTTGACCTGCATGGAGATCGATGATGATGACCGTCTAAGCCGCGACCGTGTGATGGGGCGCGTCATGCAGTGGCGCAATGAGTGGGACAAGGCGATGTTCAAGGAGAAAACCCATGACTGACAAAGAACTGATGCAGCAGGCGCTGGAGGCGTTGCTGGAAATCAACGAACTCAGCAAAGGAGAAAACGCCATCTGTTTACCAGCAGAGATTGATGGAGCAATGGACGCCCTCCGCACCGCCATCGAGCAGGCCCATGCAGCACCTGTGCAGGAGCCGGTGGCGTGGGCCGCGATGCTCGGCAATTATTCTCATGTGTCATGGGGTAAAGATCGGCCTGACTATCCAATCCGCTACGAAGTACCCCTCTACACTACCCCACCCGCAGCACCTGTGCAGGATGACCCTGACGAGCAGGTAATTCGTGAGCGCGATGAGGCCGAAGCAATTGCCGATGCGCTGGCAGAAAAGATTGCCGCAATCACCGGATGCGAAATCGGTGAACACACCAGTGCAAACAGCCCGTGGCATAGCGCATTGGACGCCGCTGACGAGTTTCTTGCCAGCCATCCACCCGCAGCACAGCGCAAGCCGCTGAAGTTGCGAGAGATTGAAAAGTGCATCTATGACGCAAACAACGACCCGATTGTTGCTTGCAGGAATGTCGAAGCCGCCCACGGCATTAAGGAGAACACATGACACAACAACCAGAAGCCCTGCGGCTGGCTGATCGACTTGACCTATACGCGACAGGCGATGCCCACCAGCAAGACATTGAGCAAGCCGCCGCCGAGTTGCGCCGGTTGCACGAGGTTGAAGTGGCCTACGGGGTGATGATGAAGCAGGCCGAATCACGGATCGCGGAGCTGCGTGAGATGGTTGATGCGCTCAACGCGGACCGGGACCGCTTGATGGAGCTGAACGATCCGGCCGTCACCTACTGCCACCGCTTCGCAATCCTCATGGAGTGCGTCATGCTCGGCGGGGTGGACAAGTACTGGGACGAGATGGGCACGCTGCTCGATGAATACCACAAGGCCCGCGATGCGTGGGCCGAGGCTCACGGGCAACCGTATGTGTCAGGGTTTGGGAAGGATTGAATCATGGACGACAGAGTTTTATTGCAGCAGGCGCTGGAGGCGCTTGAACTGCTAGCCTGGTGCGAAAACCCAGCAACGAGGGTGCAGGTTCGCAAGCCCCGCAACGGCGGTTCGATTGTGACCGTGTACCCGCACAAGGTGGCAACGGATGCGGCGGCACCGCTGCGCGAGAGGCTGGCGCAGCCAGAGCAGGAGTCGCAGCGCCAATGGCGTGGACTGACGGATGAGGACATCGCAGAAATAGCTGAAAAACTTGGTCTGGCAGATGTTGCTTGGGTAGATTTGATGCAGGCGATTGAGCGCCGACTGAAAAAGAGGAACACATGACCAGAGATGAAATTGTTCGCATGGCCCAAGAAGCCGCCATCATGCCGCCGAATTGGGGTGCGACTGAAAATCAATGGAGAACACTTCACGACTTTGCCGGTCTTGTCGCTGCTGCCGAGCGTGAGCGCATCATTGCGGCAAATGCGCCGGAGATAGAACGCTGCAACGCTTACATAAAAGAACTTGAAGAATCGATGCCACCAAAAATTCTCAGAGTTATCCGAGCAAGGGGGAACACATGAGCGCCCCGCTTAACACCGACACCCGAGAGACATACGTCAACAGACAGGCTGCTGAGCATCTGCACTGGGCCGAAGTTCACCACAGGCTTGGGCACGGGCGGTCATCATGGCTTCAAATGCTTTACTACGCAATGGCAGAGGACATTTATGGCACACACTGGGACAAACTCAATGACAAAAGACAAACTGATCGAGACACTCAAGCTGGCGCAGGACGCACTGCATATGGCAACGCTGCCCTTCCCGATTGATGAGGTCAAGACAAGACGGGCGCTGGAAGCGGTGGACAAGGTGCTTGATGAGATCAAGCCCGATGGGATGCTGTTTGATGACTGGCCCGGGGGGTGGAAGTGAAGTGCCCGCTGTGTCAAGCACCTACAGATGTTAAGTCAAAACGTAATGTGGATGATAAAGTCATACGGCGTAGGGAGTGCTACAACATGCATGTTTTTTCCACTGAAGAGATTGTCATCACCCCGCCTCGCGTAAAGCGTCAATACAACCTACGATCAACAAAGGCACGACACGCATGAAACCTGTATTCCTTGATTTTGAGACTGAAGCCATTGGCCCACGGCCTGCGTACCCACCCAGACCGGTCGGATTGGCCCTCTATGACCCGGAAGGCGAGTACCCCAATGGTTACCATGCCTTTGGCCATTTGAGTGGCAACAACACCACGGCGCGTATAGTGCAATCAATCCTTGAGCTGATCTACGACAGCGATAGGGAGATTTGCTTTCACAATGCAATGTTTGACCTTGATGTTGCAGAGACGCATCTGGGTTTGCCAATGCCTACGCCTGACCGTGTGCATGATACGCTAATACTGGCTTTTTTGCACAACCCACACGTGCAGTCCTTATCCCTTAAAGACTTGGTGGTTACCTATAGCCTTGCTGAGCCGAATGAACGTGATGAGCTACGAGACTGGATCATTGCAAATGTTGATGAGGCAAAGCGCAAAAAGTCTACCTGGGGCGCGCACATCTCAAAAGGCCCCGTTGAGTTGGTAGGCCGCTATGCCGAGGCTGATGTAAAGCTCACTTCTTTGCTTTACGAGTTTTTGCAGCCTTTGGTGTTACCGGCGCAGTTTGAGCCATATCAGCGTGAGATTGCGCTGATCCCAATGTTACTTGAAAACTCGCGGCTAGGCGTAAGGGTTGATCGCGATGGATTGCAAAAAGCAAAATTGCAAGCGCAAATAGATATTGAAAAGTGTAACGCGTGGATTCGTTCATTGTTAGGGTCTCCTGAGTTGAATGTTGACAGCGATCGGCAGCTGGTCGATAGTATTTATCCCACTGACTATTGGGATAAAAAGAATGGCTGGCCCGCCACGGACAAAGGATCTCCTAAGGCTGATAAGGAAACATTGGAAGAAATCATCACTCACACGGAGTTAAAAGGTGTCCTACGTTACAGAGCCAACCTATCAACATGCTTGTCAACTTTCATTGAGCCCTGGCTGGAAGCTTCTGCATCTACAGGCCGAATCTACACGAACTGGAACAGTGTACGAGGTGAACGTGGTGGGACCCGCACTGGGAGGCTCTCATCCACCCCCAATTTTCAAAATGCGCCTGTTCGCTACCCAAAAATTGTTACCGGTGGCGCAACCGCAAGCATGGGACGAAACGAAATCATCATTCCCGTAGAACTTGACATAGCCCCTTTGCCACTCATTCGCAGCTTTATCCTGCCGGATGAAGGCCATAAGTTGGTGGCGTGCGATTTCAATGCTCAGGAGTTGCGAATCTTTGCGCATTTTGAAGGTGGTAACCTTATGCAGCAGTATCAACAGGATGCACGTGCGGATCTGCATACATACGCTGCCAAGTTAATGTCCGAGGCTGCCGGCCAGGAGGTATCACGCACTTATTCCAAAGGCGTGTCATTTGCCATTTTGTATGGCGCCGGGCCACAAAAGATTAGCGAAATGCTTGAGATCAGTTATGACCTTGCCAAAACGTTGATGGATGCCTACACATCAGCGGTGGCGCCGGGTCTTAAGACTATGCAAGGCGTTATGCGTACGCGATATAAGCTCAACCAGCCTATCAAAACATTAGGCGGCAGATTGGTTATGATGGAGCCGCCAAAAATCATCAATGGTCGTCTTAGGGAATTTGACTACAAAGGCGTTAACCTGTTGATTCAAGGCTCAGCTGCGGATCAGGCAAAGGCCGCTATGCTGCTGTATCAAGCGCGCCGTCTTGGCAGTCGATTGCTTCTCAGTGTGCACGATGAATTGGTTATCTCGGCTCCTATTGAGCACATTGCGCGTGAAGCGGAAACACTAATGTGGAGCATGTGTAATGCCTTGGCCATGGATGTGCCTATGGTCTCGGACTACAAGGTTGGTGAAACGTATCAGGAAACTAAATAAAGGAGCATGTGATGAGCAACGAGGAGTTTATGTCCATTCGCTGGAACGTCATCATCTTTTGCATTGCCGCAATTGTGGTGGCGCTTGATGTATTTGTGTGGAGGCCTTAAATGATTGACTACGCACACCCCATGCTGATGGCAGAAAAGCACTTACGTCAAGCCTATGAGGCATTGATTCAACGGGATTATGCCACAGGTAAGGAAGAATTGCTTAACGCAATTGCGCAAACGCGGCTAGCATATCATGCTGCAGAAGATGCACGCGCTGCAGAACGGGAGTCACAATAATGGGCTTTTCACACTCATCAATTAAAGTGTATGAGCAATGCCCATATAAATATAAGCTCACGCGCATTGAGCATCGTAAAGAGCCTTCGGGTGATGCCGCGGAGCGTGGTAAGCTAATTCACAGCGAGTTTGAGCACGCTATTACTGGGCTAGGCATATTGCCGAACGAGCATAGCTTTTGGCTTGATTACATTCAAGAACTTGCTGCGAAGCATACACAATGTGAAACCGAGTTTGCCATTACTCGCGATTGGCTGCCTTGTGACTTCAAAGACCCTAGCTATTGGGTGCGAGGCGTGTATGACGCGGTATGGCACAAAGATGGGCATGCGCATGTGCTGGATTGGAAGTCAGGCAAAGAGCGGGATTACGGCGACCAACTAAAGCTATACGCCACCATTATTATGGTATGTAATCCAGAAATTGATTACGTCACTACTGAAATTTGTTATACAGACCTCAATAAACGGGTGCCATATGACACGTATAAAAGATCTGAATTAATTGTGTTGAAAGCATGGTTGACAGATAGAATTAAAAAGATTGAAAGTGATGACATCTTTGCGCCAAAGCCTGACTTTGGTTGCCGCTGGTGCCATTTTCGCAAATCAAATGGGGGCCCATGCCAATGGTAGCACGCGTATTGCTTGAACGCGACCTGGAAAGATACTTCTCTGCGCAATGCAAAAAGCATAAGTTGCTTACGTTGAAATTGCATGTACGCTTTGCCCGTGGCTGGCCTGACCGCATTGTTGCTCTTGAAAATGGCGAGGTGCTTTGGATAGAGCTTAAACGGCCAGGAGGTAAGCTCTCGGCTTTGCAAGAAAAAGTGCATGCCGATCTTATGCGGCTAGGTCATAAGGTATATGTGACATATAGTAAGGAGGACATTGATCGTGTTTTGGGAACCGCATGAGTATCAAAAAGAAGCTGTAAAGTTTCTGGTCTCACAAGGATCAGGCGCATTATGGCTTGACCCTGGGCTAGGCAAAACGGCCATTGTATTGGCCGCCTTTCGTGCTTTAAAGATCAAAGGTCTTGTGCAAAAAATGCTGGTGCTTGCGCCACTTAGACCTGCGCATGGCGTGTGGCCTGCCGAGACTAAAAAGTGGGAGCAATTTGAAGGTTACTCCATAGGAGTGCTGCATGGTGGCAATAAAGCAAAAGTCTTAAAGCAAAACCATGATATTTACGTAATCAATTTTGAAGGTTTACAGTGGCTGTCATCACAGCTTAATGGCAAATCTTGGCCTTTTCAAATCCTTACGGTAGATGAGATTAGCTATATGAAGAACACGCAAACGCAGCGGTTCAAATGCATCAAGCCTTTGTTGAATAAGTTTGACCGTCGTTGGGGCCTAACAGGATCCCCTGCGCCTAATAGTTTGCTGGATATCTTTGGCCCACAAATGATCATTGATCAAGGTGCAACGTTTGGGCAATTTGTGTCCCGCTTTAGACAGGAGTATTTTTACCCATCTGGGTATGGTGGTTATGAGTGGAAGCTGCAGCAAGACGGCGAAAAGCGCATTCATGAAAAGCTGGAAGGCAAGGTGCTACGTATGGCAGCGCTGGACCATCTAGATTTGCCCGAGCTAACGTACAACAACGTCTACGTAGAGTTACCCCCGGCCGCACGCAAAATATACAAAGCCTTTGAGGATAACTTAACCATTGAATTGGCAGCGGGGAATGTTACCGCGGTCAATGCCGCCGTTGCCGTTATGAAAGGTCAGCAAATCGCCAATGGCGGGTCTTACCTGGATATGGATGATAACACAACGGAAAAGACCAGCATTCATTTACACGACGCCAAGACCGAGGCTGCGCTCGAGCTAGTTGAAGAGCTATCCGGCCAGCCTTGTGTTATTGGCTATCATTTTGCGCATGACTTGGAAAGACTGCAAGCGGCGTTTCCTAACGCGCCTGTGATTGGCAGTGGCGTAATTGGCGCTAAGCTAGATAGCATTATTAACGCTTGGAATGCAGGCGAAATTCCTGTGTTGCTTGCCCATCCAATGTCAGCAGGCCATGGCCTTAATTTGCAAGGCGCAGGTCACGCTGTGATTTGGTATTCTTTGACTTGGAGTCTTGAAATCTATGAGCAGTTTATTCGTAGGCTATGGCGCCAAGGTCAGCGAAATCATATTGTAGTCCACCATATCCTTGCAAGGGACACCATTGATGAGGCTATTTTACAAGCGGTAAAACGCAAAGACAAGACACAGCAAAAATTGCTTGATGCAGTGCGTGACTACGTCCATCGTGATACAATGGTCTCTGTTGATGTTTGAAAAGAATGCAATGCAACAGCAACAATTTT